CTATCAGCTATATATCTAATGTATTGTTTAACTTCATCAGGGTTTAGTCCTCGTATACCACCCATGTTAAATGCTAAGTCAATAAATTTATCTTCTAAATCTACCATATCTCTAGCTGTTTGATAAATGCTTTTCTTAAATTTTTCTGTCCAAATATTAGGGTTTTCTTTTATTAAAGCATGAAATAATTTAATCATACTTTCTACATGGTGAGTCTCATCTCTTATAGACCACGTAACTATCTGACACATACCTTTCATTCTACCGTATCTTTGAAAGTTAAGTAACATAACAAAAGAAGCAAACAACTGTAAGCCTTCACCAAAAGCAGAAAAACAAGCTATCTCTCTAGCTAATGCTTCTAGTCCTTTACCTTTGCTTTCAAATAAATAGTTATGTTTATCAGACATTTCTTTGTATTGTTGAAATGCTTTGTATTCTTTATCAGGTAATCCTATTGTATCATTAAGTAATGAATAACTATGTGCGTGATTAGCTTCACTTGTAGCAAATGAAGACAACATCATTCTTATTTCTGGTGGTTTAAATTTAGGTATGTATTTATCTAAATATGCTTGAGCTATATCTACATCACCTTGAGTAAAGAATTTAAGTATCTGTGATATTAGATTCTTTTCTTCTGCTGTAAGTCTTTCGTTCCAGTCTCTTACATCTTCATGCAATGGTACTTCACTAGGTAGCCAGTGCATTTTTTGTTGCATGTCATAGGCTTCAAAAGCCCACTCATAATCAAATGGTTTGTAGTGTATACGCTCTTTAAATAAACTCATAATTTATCTTTTAACTCCTTTAAATATTTTTGTTCTTCTGCTAGTTTCTCCATCTCTATGTTGTCTGACTGCATGTCAGCTTGTTTCTTTTTCTTTTTAAAGATAGCATCATAATTTTTTCTATACTTATCACTAGGAATATGTACGCCATCTCTAATCTTATAGTCTTTAAAGCCCATAAAATAATTCTATCCCTTCTATTACTATTATTACAAATAACTCTACTGCTAAGATAGTATGATATACTGTCCACAATACAGTTTGTTTTTGTTTCTTTTTATGACACTGACATTTTTTAGGTTTGTCAATATTGTCAAATAATTCTGAATATGTCATTATCCCTCACACGACAAACAATCAGCTTCAGGTATGATTGTTCTTTCTATTTTTTTAGACACTAACTCTGCACGTTTAATAGCTTCTGAACGACAGTAGTATAGTGTTTTTAGTTTACGTTTCCAAGCTAACATGTGTATATCATGTAGCTCTTTTACATTTACGTCAGCAGGTACAAACACATTTATAGATTGTCCTTGACAAATATATTGTTGTCTGTCTGCCGCATGTTCTATTACCCATTGTTGGTTAATCTCAATAGCAGTTTTAAAAGTATCTTTTTCGTAATCAGATAATTCTTTTATATGCAAAACTGAGCCACGATTGGCAAGAATTGAAGTCCAAGTAGTATCATTATTAATTCCTTTCTTCTCTAATAATTTTTCTAAATACTTATTCTTAACTAAAAACGAACCTGACATTGTTTTTTGCACATAGGCATTTGCTCTATATGGTTCTACTGAAGGTGAAGTAGTGCCACAAATAATAGAAGACGAAGCGTTAGGTGCTATAGCTAACAAGTGTGCATTACGCATACCAGTACCTTCCATGTCAGGTGCTTCACCTCTTTTAATCGCTAGTCTTTTAGACTCTTCTACTGCTTGTTCTTTTATCTTTTTAAATATTTTTAAATTTAATGACTTAGCTAATACAGATTCAAACGGAATACCTTTAGATTGTAAGTAAGCATGAAAACCCATAGCTCCTAAACCTAAACTTCTTTCATTGTTTGCACTAAATCTAGCTCTAAATAATTCTTCAGGTGCATAGTCAATAAAATATTGTAACACATTATCTAAGAATCTAATTAAGTCTGGTATAAATAATGTATCATTCTTCCACTCATCATACTTTTCTAAATTTACAGAAGACAAACAACACACTGCTGTTCTATTGTCACTTGTAGGTAAAGTAATTTCAGTACATAAATTAGAATGATGAACTTCTAAACCTAATTTCTTTTGTGTTTCAGGTAACGCATCATTAATAGTATCAATGAAAGAAACATAAGGCTCTCCTGTTGCTACTCTAGTCTCTAAAATCTTTTGCCATAACTCTCTAGCAGATACAGTACGTACAACTTTTTTTGTATGTGGGTCTATTAGATTCCAACTATCATCATACGTAGGTTCTTTTATACAATTATCTATTAGTTGCATAAACTCATTACTAATGTTTACACCATGATGTAAATTAAGACATTTTCTATGTACGTCACCACCACTAGGTTTTCTCATTTCAATAAATTCTATAATCTCTGGGTGTGATATATCCATGTATGCGGCATAGCTACCACGTCTTGTTTTGCCTTGAGAAAATGCAAGTATCTCTGAGTCTACTACGTGTAAGAATGGAATAGAACCTGATGATTGTGAACCACCTGATGTCATAGTACCATCACTTCTTACATGTCCCCAGTAGCCACCGATACCACCACCTACAGAAGCTAACCAAGCATTTTCTGTATAGTGTCCTGTTAATCCTTCTCTACTATCACCTACATAATTTAAGAAACATGAAATAGGCATACCCCTTTTACTTCCTGCGTTAGACAAAACAGGTGTAGAGTACATGAACCATAACCGAGAAGCATAAGAATAAATACGTTCAGCCATTTCATCATTATCTGAAAATGCTTTAGCCGCTCTAAGAAATCCATCTTGCGGTGAATCTTCTGTAGGTAATAGGTATCTATCTTTTAATGTTGTCTTACCAAAATCAGTAAGTAATGCGTCTCTGTCATAATTTATCATAGTCTAACTCTTTCTTTCTTTTTTAATATGTCTATAAATTCTGCTCTATCTAT